AATCTTTTAAAGGTTGTGCTGATATATCTCCACTAAGAGATACCAACTTATTATATAATTCGGCAACTCTAAACTTCTCACCCAAATCTTTAAAGTTGACGCTAGTACAATTCTCGTATCCACAAATTTCTTTGATGATATCTAAGAATGTACTCTTACCATTCCTACCTCCACCATAAAGTAAGAATGCTTTTTGTAAAGATGAAGTTTTAATAAAGCTGTAACCAATAGCTTCATATAATAACTTTTCTATGTCTTTGTCATGGCATGTAGCCGTATCAAAGAATTCATCCGCCGTTGCTCCTGTTGCATCTGGATTCCAATTAACATGCAAGTGAATTGTTTCCAAGTGTTCAGGACTAGGTGGTTCAAAGTCCATTGTCTTCAAATCTAATCTACCATTTAGAAAGGATACCTTCATAGGATCCCTACTGAAGACTGTGGTTTTTAATTCAAGAATATTATCTATGTAATTGATGGCCTCTCTCTTTTGGAAGTCCTTAAGTTGAGGGCACATCTTAGTCATTACACCTTTAATGTAATCAGTATTCGATACATATAAACCTAACTCTTCATCGTAGTAGTATAGGTTTCTAGTTCTTTTATCCTTTTTTATTTTTAGTAATTGTATTAGAAAATCTCCCATGGCATCATGCTTAAATGTATTGCCATCAAAGAATTTTTGTTCAGGAAGATTCTCATTATTACTATCTCGTAGCATAGTGTCTTCCATCTCTTTATCAGAGAGTGGTGTCTTTGCTACATAAGTATTTATAAGTCTTATGCATTCGGCTCTCTCATCTGGTGAGAGATTAGTGATCTTCAATCTCCATAGATGACGATTATAATTTTCATTACGAGCATCTTCTAGTGGAAAAGTAATGAAGTTGTCTTCAGGTTTCTTACCTCTTTGGAATATAGGTGTTAACCAGAAAGGCATCTTCTCTATTCCATTATAGTATATTACTTCACGGTCTGCTAGTTTGGTAGACTTGTTTACTTTAGGATTCTTGAATGCCGTAGTAATAAAAGTCTTACCATTACAGTAAGGAATAGTGTCAGCTAGCGCACCAATAGCAGTGATATTACATACAGTCTTATAATTGAAATCACTCTTGCCATATATGTGCATACCTCTATGTGTTTTGACACACATTACTTTCTCTTTCCTGTCTTGTATAATTTTAAAAACTATATCTGCAGTTGTTCTGTCATCTATATCTATAATAAGATAGCCTTTCGGTACTAACCATCCTATTTCCATATCAGGTTCAGTGTTAGCAATCTTGCTAATTTCTTCAAATGTTAATGGTGTAAGCTTTTGTCCTGAGATAGGTGCTCCACAATGTAGATGGACATAGCCAGCTCGGTCACCATTATACAGTTCATTAAACTTTCGGAATGTTATCATCAAAGATTTCCTTTAACTGTTCTATATCTCTAATTTCCATAGCAACACCTCCGCTTTCCCTAATAAGTTCTAGTTTTATTTTTTGAAGTTCACTTAACTTCGATCCTTGTTTAAGTTCGAATGCATAAAATCTGCCCTTGTGACAGCATATAATATCGGGTTCTCCTTCTAGTTGATAAGAGGACACATGTATTTTAATTACATACGCCCCTTTGCTCTTCAAATAATTTATTACTTTAGTTTGGAACGCTGACTCAAGGGTAAGTTTCTTTTTTACCAATCTACTTCTGTGTCAGTTGATAGGTCTGAATCAAATGGGTTCTCTTCTTCAGCTACAGTTTCTTCAGCAACAGGGACTGGTTGAACTGGAGCCTCAGCTTTTACATTTGATACTTTATATTTTACTCCTTGATAGTCGTTGCCGTCATTACCTTTTCTAACTGTTAGTTCTACACTAACTGCTTTGTTAAGTAGTAATGCTTCAATATCAATCTTAGGACTTTCGCCTTCAGTGTATGGAACACCTGCAGCTTTACGAAGGTTTCTATATTTCCAAGAGAATTGTCCTTTAGGATCGAATGATACTCTATCCCAGAACAATCTTCCTTTGAATTTACCTTCACTTATTACTTTAAATGTGATGCTCAATGTATCTGGCCAATCTTTATCTAACTCCATCTTAGTGATTTGAGCTGTTTCATTAGCAGATACCATAACTTCAAAGTTATTGTCACCACTTGTGTCTTGTTTACCTTGGTTAATTATTAGACTCATTATTGTTTTCCTCCTTTGTCATTTCTTGTGCTCTACGAGCTACATCTAAAAGTGTACGATTAAGATTACTTGCTAATGTCATAGTCATACTAAAGTTAGCAATTAAATCTCCGTATTCTTTTGATGCTGGGTCAGCTTTTTCAATAGCTTCAACCATTGGTTTAACCTTGTCATCTAGAATCTTGGTTAATTTTGTTAAGTCTTCTATCATATTATCCCTCCTCGACTTGTTTATAAACTCTGTACCCATGTAGTAATGGGTGTTGCCCCTTTAATACTCTGTGAATATAACTAGGCGTAGTCTTTATTTGTTTCTCTGCCCAAAGATATTCCATTAGTGATTTAACATCTAAGAATTTTAGTACCTTACCACGGTCATGGTCTTCAAAGATTATGAAAGGTATTTCATTTACAATGTTATATAGACGATTTACCTCTCTTTTCTTTACCTCGTCTGGTAATTTTATAAAGGCTGTTCTAAAAGCTAGGATTGCATCTTCGTTATTCACTCTTAGCACCCATCTTATCTAGAACATTCTTCTTGAACTTATCATAAGTTAAGTCAATTACCTTTTCAGGAACTTTGAAATTCTTAGGTTTTCTACATTTAGTAACTAGGTAAGGGTGTGGTCCTATGTAAGTAACGAATTTAGTTTCAGTAACTACATTGTTATTTTCATCTACCTTTTCATTCTTTTCAACCTTACAGTACCAAACGAATGATGCCTTAGCACATAGACTTACAGAGCTTGAAGTCATAAGGCTAGGTATAATAGTATTGAAGTCTGGGTTGTTATCATCACTCAATTCTTTTTCATGAGCAATAGCAACAACTCTAGCACCAGTCTTCATGTGTAAGAACTTAAGTAAGTTATACACATCCTCTTGGCTATCCTTTGCTTGTCCCCATAATTGTAGGGTCATGCTTGATTTGTTACTAGAAGTTTTTAAATACTTTTTAATTAAGTATTCTAATTGTGTTAATGAATCTATTACAATTGTAGAATATTTAACAGGGACTTGTTTTCCATCTACAAGTGAATATCCTCGAATAACATCTTCTAGAACTTCATCCACCTCTTCGAAAGATTCAATTGGAACCCAGTCGATTAATTCTTTATCTTTAGTATCAACTGAACCAATACCTCCTTCTAGGATATCTAGGTATAACATTGGAGCTTCTTTAGTTTTTGGGAATGTACTAGCTACAACAGTTTTACCTGTACCTGATTTACCATAGATGATATACACCTCATCTATTGGAGCTTCACTAGCTCTCTTCTTTCTATCTTGAAGAATACTCATATCCTTCCTCCTTTCTTTTAGTACCTCTTGGCACTGTACTGTACAAAAGAATGCTCATTCCAAGATTTACTCCCAGCTCTAGAGATCTCTTATTGGTCAGCTCGTGTCAGGTCTGGTCAGCTTTGAACACCTAAGTTCTTACTTGGGTACGCCAAGTACTAAGCCTCTACCCTGGTCGGGACTTATTGGTTTAACAGTAGGAGCCACCCTACCATCTTCCTCTCTTGTACAGTACACTACCAAGATGGCAGTGTTATCTTCTTTCAGCTTTTAGTACAATGTCTTTGCTAGTTCTATTGTATAAAGCAGATAGTCCAAAGTGTCTAAGTGTTTGTAATACATCAACAGTCATACATTCTGATAGTTGTACATCAGATGCATAGGTTAAGTCTATTGAAAGCGCAGGGCCGGTTGGTCTTTTTGTTCTAGCTTTCATAGGCTGCATTTTAATTATAACACTTATTGGGTGAGAAAGCATCCCGTGAATATACATATCGAAATACATATCATCTGGTGAGTACCATGCGTTGCATATATCCTCTGCACAGAATCTTAGTGTATCCCTGAATGCTTTCATTACAGCAGTTGGAACTTTTCTAGCAGAGGCACCGTAGGCATCAACCTGATTGATATGAATTTTATTCATACTTTCTACCTCCTATTTAATTGTACACTATAGTGGACATAATGTCAAGATGTTTTTTTAATTTTATTTATAATTATTTCTCTATCTTCTGGAGTAGGCATATAGAAATCTAAATTACATAGATCTTGATATGCACAGTATTCACATAGTGGACCTCTTACTCTTTGTTTATTGCCAGACTTACATCCTTTGTATGATTCATATAAGTCTTGGATGTTAGAAGATAATATATTTTGATCTAGTAGTTGGCACCTAGTTCTTCTGAACAATGGGTGACCTCTTTTCTCCATGTAATCAAGAATGCCTTGATACTCTGGAGCTTCATCTAGTCCCATCTCACATAGTTTATTGTAGTAGTCTTCGTAAGTTACAAGTCCTAAGCGATTCTTATCAGCTGTAGGTTTGCCATTTTGATTTAGAGGTACTGGTTGTAACTTAGCTAATCTTACTTCATCTATTTCGTAAGCATCTACGATTAGATTCATGTGATCTTGTACCATACTACAGTATGTTAGTAATTGTGAATTATACTTCACTTGATTCTGAGTATACTTTAAAGGTTTTAATGTTGTCTTTGTATCTCTGATGGTAATCATTCCATCCTTCTCAACTATACGGTCGACAACACCTTTAAATTTATCTCCGTCTTCCCACTCTTCTTCAAGTGGAAGTTCAGAGCCTATGAGTTCTTCTGATGTGATGTCATAGAATGCTAGATATTTATTTACAACATCTTCTAGAAGTCCAGACTCTGTTGATAAGGCGCCGACTTTGACCTTAGCTTCATAATCATTTATGACAGTCGAGAAGTCTTCACCTTTATAGGCTTTATCGATACATTGGTGAAATAAATCTCCTAGTACTAGGAATTCATTTCCTTCAGTATATATCTTTTCTTCATACATATAACTGTGTTTACGAGGACAACTATTATATGTACTTAATCTTGAATAACTAAAGTTCTCCATGTTGCGCCTCCCATTCTTCTAGTTCAATTCCAGATCCGAATGGTCCTATTTCAATATCAGCTACAAGTGGAACATCCCATTTAACTGTAAGGAATTTATCCATAAGTTTTGGATGTTGCATTATAGATTGAATTTTTAAGATATTCTTTTTAAAGTTTTCATTCTTCTTTATTAATAACTCAACACTATCATGTACAGTTGCTACCATACATACTTCATCTTTAGGTAAAGTGTTGTGTATTTCTATAAGTGCACATAACATTATGTCACTGGCAGCTGATTGTACTGGAAAGTTTAGTATCTTTCTCATATACAAAGTTCTTGAGTCTGGGAATGCTAGGTGTTTGAATCCTACCTTGTATCTTCTACCCATTATACTTGTTACATAACCTTTAGTTAGTAGCATATTTTGTGTATCTTGGTAGTATTTTGGTAGTTCATGATATGATTTAAAGAATTTATCACGAATCATACTGGCTTCTTCAAGTGTTACATCAACACCATAAGATAACTTAGCATATTCAACGAAGGATTTGGCTTGCATACCATATAGGTATCCGAAGTTTATAGCCTTTGCTTGAGTTCTTTGTTGCTTAGTCACATCTTCTGGTTTGCATCCAGCAACTAAAGCAGCCATGTTTCTGTGTAAATCTTCACCATTGTTATATGCATATTTAATAGCTTCTACTCCTCCAACAACAGCTGCTGTTCTTAGTTCGGCTTGGCTATAGTCTAAGCATACCATTTCCCAGTCTGGATCTGTGGATTGAAATAAGTTTTTAAGTTTTTTATTTCTTGGAACTTGTTGAAAGTTCGGGTTGTTACAACTTGTTCTTCCGGTAACAGTAGTATGTAGATTAAATGTTGGATAGATAATACCATTGTGTTGTTTCTCTTTCCAATCTTTAAGGAAAGTTAAAGCTTTATCAGTTTCTCTTCTCTTTAAGATTAAATCTACGATCTCATGTTTACCTTTTAACTTTGTTAGAGCTTCTATTCCAGTGCCCGGTTGACCTGAGTTTGTATATCCGGGTATTGGTAGACCTAGTTTATTATATAAAAGGTCTTGTAATTGTTTTGGTGAGTTCCAGTTGATGTCAGCAATACGCTGTAACTGGAGATCGATATCAGTTAATGTTTCTGTGTACTCAGCTAGTGTGTCTTCTAGCTGTTCTACATTTATTGGGACACCATGTTCTTCAACATCCCTGTAAACTTCTGTAGCTTTAAGCATTAACCAATAAGTTTTCTTATCTTGTTCATCAATTAAATCTCTTAGTTTTTGATATATTAATCTTGTGTAGTATACATCTTTCTTTAAGTAAGGTTCAACTTCTGCTCTTGTGTGAGAAGTTTTCTTACTAAGTTCTACATCCCAGTTTGCTACATTAAGTAATCTTTGAGCTGTGGCTTTTAATGATAACCATTTGCCACGGTTCTCAATTAATTCTGGTGCTGTTGAACATAAATATGCTAGTAGCATTGTGTCGTGTGTTATTGGTATCTCTATTCCGAAATGGTGTTTCATCATTTTGGTATCGAATTTACCATTGTGGAATATATTTACCTTACCAGGTTCTGTTAATTCCTGTAACACATCTAGTTTATCTATTCCAACTTGTAATATGATGTATTCCCCTGGATCATTATCATCTTCAAAAGTGTGTATACCTATAAAATTTATTTTATCATCTATATCTAGTCCATCTGTTTCAATGTCGATTGCATTATACTTCTTTGTTAACATTTTTGATAGCCTCTTTAACATCATCTAGGGAAGGTAATTCGAGAATGCGTTGCAATTCTTCCATTACTGCCATAGTAACATTAACCTTTTCTCCTGTAACTATTTGGTATAAGTAGGATCTAGATATACTTGTTTCTGTTTCTTCTAATAGCTTATCAATGCTACCGAACTTATCTTTAATAAGTTTATCAAGACTCATCATTATCCCTCCTTTTATATAATTCAAACTCTCTATTGTTAAAACTCTTTTTATTTTTTAGACTTTTAAGTCTATGACCTTCAACTGTTCCTTTAACTATTAAGTAATAATAATTACATTCTTTAGTCTGACCAATTCTTCTAATACGATATTTAGACTGTTCAAAGTATATATAAGAATCATGTAAGGAATAATAGATTACATTATTAATGTGTGGAAAATCTAGGGCTGCATTACCAGATACAATTTGAATGATTAGGAAGTTTGCTTTATTGTTTTTAAATTTATCTAGAGCTTCCGCTGAATCTTTAGATTGTCCGTTAACTACAACATAGGACTTACCCATTCGTTTTAGAATTTCTTCTACTATAAGTTGTTCTTCATTGTATGTGGTATAGATTATTGCCTTGCCAACTTTTTCTGCCAAACCTGCTATGCCCCAAGCTTTAGGATTAAATGGGGTACGGTGTGGCTTTCCTTCTTCATCATAGATGAATCCAGAACAAAGTTGTGTTAGTTTAGTTCTGTGCTTTGCACCACTATCTCCAAGTGCAATCCAGCCTTTCCCTTTTAATACTTTATCTTTCTTGAATTTTTTGTAGGTATCTTTAAGAGCACCTAACTCACATTGGAGAACTAATTCTTTTTCATCTGGTAGATCGATTAGATTCTCCGTCTTATCTCCATAACTAACTTTAGTTATTATTTCTTCTAGCTCATCACTATGTTTTTCTTTGATAGGTTTGTAGTAATCATCTAATACAAAAAACCTAGCATAGAACATAGTCTTTAAAGATAATAGATTTGGGTTTAATATCTTTAACTGAGCGAAGACTTCATCTCTTTGTTTATCTTGAGGGGTTCCGGTAAATAGATAAGTATTTTCTGATAGTATATTACAAAGAGCTTTGTTTATATCACTTGATACATTCTTAGCCTTATGTGATTCATCCAGAATCATACCATCGTAGTGAATATCTGTCCATTTGCCAATACTTTCATAGTTGACTACAGCTATTCTTGGTGCTTCGAAACCAGAAGTTGAAAATATTATTTTATCTGCAACCTTAGTTGCTATGTTTGCCTTAGGAAAATACTTTTTAATTTCTCCTATATATTGTTCTATTGCTTTCTTTGGTGTTACAACAAGGTAGTTATGATGGTTGATTGATGTTACATCATTCTTATCCCAACATTTAACTGTTTCTAACATCTTTATTGCTCCTAGAGCTATGAGTGTTTTACCTGTGCCAGGTCCTAAGAATATACAGAATTGTCTATATTTAGATATAAACTCTAGTGCATTCTTTTGATGTGGCTTCCAAGTAATACCTTCAAATGTAGGAACTTTAAGTTTCTTTTCGTGCTTTTGTATGTATTCAACTTCCTCTTGTTCCATGAATGCCATTGCTTCTGGACTTATATCAAAGTATTTGGTGAGAAACTTTGAATAAGCTTTCATAAATTGTAGGCCGTGGTTATTGGCCATACAGAAGAACTTCCCTCCACGGGGGTGACATTGTAGGAATGTTGATTCCCTCAACTTATTATATAATTGTTGGTTTCCTTGTGGGTCGAACATCACAAACCCTTTATATAAAGTAATTTGTGGTCCCACTATTACACCTCCTTTTGTCTACTATTTTGGACACCTATGTACATTATATCAGATAAAAAGAAAAATAGCAATAGCTATTTTCTAGTTTGATAAACTTTTCCATTTACCTTTACCCAAACTTCTTTTATCTCTTTATTATTCACATTTCTAAAATACATATTAGAGGTGTCATGAACACCAGAATTCTTAACAGTTACACCGATTCCACTTGGTTCGATGTATGCTGTGACGGTTTTAGTGTCATAACTATTACCATCTTTTCCCCAAAGAATAACTTTGAAAGATTTATTTGTCTGAAACATATCTTTGGTAATTAATATATTATGATTTAGGCTTGTGCCTGTTGCTTCTTTTATTACTGATCCACCATCATTATAAAGCTTAGCTGTATAATAACTAGATGGGTTATCAAATGAAGCACTTAGTCTTATATATCTGTTACCATTAGTTTGTGGCGAATCCACCGTACAAGATAAGGAACCCTTAAATTTACTTGATGGAATCTCTTCTGTTTCTAGAGTTATTTCTTTCATGCAACCATAGAATCTTGAATCTGTTGAAGCAGAGTCTGCTCCGACCTTAATTGTTTTGGAACCTTTTCTAGAATTACCACGATCAATAGATACTGTGCCAGAGAAAGTGTAAGTATAGTCATTTAATAGCATACCTTGTGCGTAACCAAACTTACTACTTATCCATTGATTGCTTGATAATCTCCAGTCAGGTTGTCCCCAAGAGCCTTTCCAGGAAGAAAGCTTTGGCCAACCAATATAATTAAGTATACCATTATGATTCTTAATTGCTATAGGCCAACTGTCTACACTAACGCCATAGTATGATGTACGGTCTACAGATACTGTACAACTATATGTGGCGGAGTTGGCTGTTTTACCAGTTTGTTTGACTGATGTTGATATATAACTCATTAGTATTTATAACAGATGGCTTTTTCAGGTGCACTATTTAGTACTGAACTTGGGTCACCTGTTGTGAATAAATGATAAGTTGTATGGTAATTATTAATTGCAGTTGAGATAGCTCTATCTACATAAGCTGTATTAGCTACTTTAGTAGAGTTATCATTTGCACTAGGTGTAGAACAAGTTGTTCCTTCTGGTATAACAAATGCATTAGAGATAGATAGTGCTTGTGACACTGTTAAATTTGCTATTGTACCAGTTGTTACAGCAATTGTTCCTACTGTTTGGGTAGTAGTTAATTCAGATACTGTATCTGATAATGCTTGAAGAGCAGTAGATAATTGTGTTACCTCTTGTAACGCTACTGCTGCGGCATCATTACTTGAAATGATTGCTACATTTTGTGAGTCGATGTAGATTCCATACATAACTCCCATTAGGTAGTCATCTGGTTCAAGGAACTTAAGTGTTCCAGGATTCTCTACATCATATTTCTTTAGTGGTATTTCTAATCTCTTATTTCCTCTTTTCAAAATAAGCTTACTAGATGTACCACCTTGACCAGTTCCATAAGCAAAGTTATGTGATGGTCTTACATTGAAGCACACATTATGTGGTAAGTCTGCCACAGTATCTAACTCAGATAGGAAGCCATCAAGAATTAGATGATGTGGCTTCGTGCTATCATAAGTTTCAATATACAAAAGATTTAGATATTTATCACATATCTCTTGTACGGAATTTGCGTATACAGAAGTAATTTTATCTATGTTCCCCATAAAATTTTCAAGTCTTTCGACTCTTTGTTCTAAAGTCATAGTTACCTCCTATACAAAAGAAGTGTTTGCACACTCCTTATTTCTTTCTTAAAGCATTGGCTTGATAGAAACCAGTAGTGCCTGTAGAATTACCTACTTGGTATGGGAATCTTCTTCCTACCCATATCTTAAGAATAGTTCTTTCCCATCCGATTCCTCCAGCTCTATTGGAATCTCCGTAGCTTGAACCATTACCGTATCCAGTTATGATAACTGTATCTCCAACCTTTAACTCTGTAGGTGTAGGAGTAGGTGCTGGTTCAACTTTAGTTAATGAACTTTCGTCACACCAACCTAGGTCACCAGTAGTGTTATATGGATGAGCTGTTCCTGGAACCTTTCTAGTTATTTGAGTTCTTTTATTTGAAATATAGTTAGCTTGGCTAGCTGCAGTAGAACTTACATAGATAGGCCCATTAAGAATAACTTCATCTCCTATATTAAATTTATCACTTGGTGTAGGTGCAGGTGGTTCTGGTTCATCAGGTACTGCTGGATTGTAGATAAATCCTTTGAATGGATAGTTAGTTCCACATCCCCATCTACCATTTGTATTATATCTATCCTGAGTCCAGAAAGGTGTTGAGCTACCATAGCCTGATTCAGAAGTAACTACATGGTTGTTGTCTATTACTTTTTCAACTATAGCAACATGTCCAGCTAAATCTCCTTTACCTTCCCATACCATACAAGCTCCAACTTTAGGGGTCATACCAGTTTTACAACTTCCTTTATAATCCATAAAGTTTTCTGCATTAACTGGTGCTAGGTATTTACAATAACCATATTGTCCTATTTCGTTGAAACGACCATAGGCATATCCAACACAGTTTGCAAGAACATTACAAGCACTATCTGTTGGCGAACCATAGATAGCATTTGAATATCCTCCTTGAGCTTTCCTTATATAATATTTATTACCAGCTTCTGGTCTAGTATATCTTGGAGTAAATCCCATATTATTCTCCCTCCTCTACTATACTCATATCTTCTGTATTAAATGTAGTTTGTTCTGGGAATTCAGTTATTTCAACCTCTTCTCCTTCAGCACATTCTACTTTAATAGTTTTAATTTCCTCTTTAGGTTCTTCAACTTTTTTCTTTTTACCTATTTTCATAGTATACCTCCTTATCTATGTTACTCTCCTTCGTAAGTTCCTTCAACTCCTAAGATAGTAACACCCTTCTTAATATTTCCAGCTGTAATATTAGCATCAATTGCAGCTGTAACTGCTTCTACAGTAACTGAAGATAATCCAATTTTACCTGTAGTTGTAGCTTCTACTACTACTTCATCTGTTGATGGAGTAACAGTTTTAGATTCTAAAGGTGCAGCCTCAACTGTTACTTTAGTTATAGCATTCTTGCCTGAACTAGGTGTCTTAACTTGTTCAGAAGTTGTAGGTGTAACAGTAATTTCTTCACCTTCAACATCGAATCCAACTAAAGCCTTTACATCAGCTTCAGCATTAGAGAATCCTTCATTTAGATCTGCACTTGAGATCATTACTGGTTTTCCAGCTCTTTGAGTTTGCTCTATCATTGCTAAGTCAGCACCATTTTGAGCGAACTCTGTTCCTGCAGTAGTTATAATTTTCTTACTCATTTGCGTTTTCCTCCTTTACCGCATTTCTTACATGCCATGTGGCTTCACCTCTATTTCTTTTTAGGAATTTGAGTAGCATCGTAAGCTCCACCAACGCCAAGTGCGATAGCTAAGCTTAAGACAATTGCTGTTGGTATATCATTGAATAAGCCAAAGTATACAGCTACGCATGCAGCTATGATACCAATGCCTATGTTTTGAAGTGGTATGAATCTTGATGGTATTGGATTGTTTTTTGTAATCGCACCAAGTATACCTGTAACAACAGCTGTTACGACAGCAAATATTAATTCAAATGTCATAGCATCTACCTCCTTATACCTTAATTATAGCATATATCTTTATGTAATGCTATAGTAGGTGGTCCTTTCTTAGATCATCAAACATATCATCTACATAAGAGTCACCATCAAGGTCATTATATTCTTTTTTACATTCATGTAGTAATTTCTTCTGTTCTTCATTAGGTACATAGTACCCATCTCTAATCTTGGTCATCTCGTTTACTAGCCAAACCTTGAGAGTTTCCTTCTTGTTGGCATCTAATTTGGTGTTTATTTTTTCGTCACCTTCTTTACTTTCTTTTCTCATTGCATCTAATTTTGTATTTATGTTTTCTTGTCTTTCTTTAGACCTTGTTTGAATCCATATACCAATTAGACTTATAATTGCTACAACGACTGTAGCCCCAAAGTTAAGTAAAGACTCCATTTTATTCCTCCTTAATAATCTTTGTAGTAATCACAGTAGGGTTCCGAAAATCCTATATCATAGCATTCTTTAAATTTAAATAAATCATATATGCTCTTTATTAGGAATAGAGAAAGAATTGCTAAAAAGCAAATAACCAGTATTATTAATATTTTACACACAGTTTTCATTTTACTTTCATAATATCTGTAATAGCTCTTATGCGTTCTCTTAATGATTCTCTGTATTCTTTAATTGGTTTATATTCTTCCTCTGTGTAATAACCTTCTGCATATTTAAGCGCTTGATAATCTGAAGAAGTTAATTCAAGCATTAAACTTTCAAGCTCTGCCGCAGATCTTTTAATTAATAATTCTTCCTCTGAGTATGCTTTATATACTTGGATTGGTTCTTCTTCATCATGCTCTATTATTTCTTCAATGCCTGGTTCATCTACTATCCAAGCTATATCTTTGCCACCATTGTCGTATTCAGCTACTACTTCATAGTGACCTTTTTCCTTTTTACCTTTTACACCATCAATATGATGTATAAGTGTATCATTTATTATATATCCTTTTTCTAGATCGACTGTATTTGGATCTAGTTCTTTAGTCTTTGTTTCATCATATAATTTTCTATCAAACATAAATACCTCCTAAGCAGTTCTTTTCCAAACATATACAACCAAATATGGTGGTAATGAGGAACTCGAACCAGTATTTCCATGATTGTGATTTCCACTTCCTCCAGTGTAACCAGTATAAACTGTTTGTGACCAGTCTGCATTCGTTCCATCAAATGACATACATCTCCATGACGATTGTGAACCAGAACCATAAGAAGTTGTTTTTGTTGTGGCTGTATGTCTATGTGAAGGAATTTCACTTTCTGTTAATTTATGATCAGCTGTAGTGTGAGTATGTGTTGCATTTCCACCAGTACCACCAGCTGAATAAGTTGATCCAGCAGCTAAAAGAAATTTATCTTGTATTTGTTCCCAAGTTCCACCAAACAAACTTGCTGGGCTTGTACTAGATGTAGACAAATATATAGCCCCAACTGGATAAGGAGTTAGTTTGCTTGGTATTAAATTAGTAGAGCCATCAGGATTTATATACCAGTTATTTGTTGTATTAGTATTGTTATTATAATTTGTGTCAGAGCCCCAAACAAGATATAATTTATCTTGACCGGATAAAGCTCCTATACACCAAGAACCTGTTTTAGTTTTACCACTTAAAAATCCTTGAGCAAAGCTTCCTGAGTTGGCAGTAGATGCATTTGATACTTTAAATGAAGCGGCTCTTGTCATCGCTATCCAACTACCACCTAATGTTTTCGTAGATCTACAAGCTAAACCTAATTCGAAATCATCTGTTTCACTCATTTTTCCTATTGCTAGAGATCTACCAGATGCATTAAAGTTAAGTAAGTCAAAACCAGTACCTATATCTCTACCAACAGAAGTTGTTGTGAAAGTGTCTACTGCTTCAAATATTATATCATAAGACTTTGTTGCATCGAATGTTACATTAGCCAATACTACATTAGACACATTTACAGTATAGGCGTTTGTCACAACATTTACATAGGTGTAACTAGACGCTGTCTTTAGTTTATACCCTATTCTAAATGTTTTTGCATTCTTGTTAGATACCGGACTAATAGATCCTGTAAAGGAGTACTTTATACTGGTACCCTCATCATTTGCTGTTCCATCTGAATTACATCTTTCACATGTAGCTGTTGTTATACTAGGTCCAGAATAATCAACAACTGTATATTGTTGAGATGCTTGAGCAGATACATGTTCACGAGTATCTGTTACAGTAGCTGTTACATTAAATGTACCTGCATTTTGCAAAATGTTTGATGTGTATGTAGCTGTAGTATATGGGGTGCTTTCTACGGAACTTGCGTAGCTTTTAATTGCAGCTCCGTAAGAAGTTGTTGGTGTTAGCGTTACAGCTAGCTTGGACTTACCTTTTACATAAACACCCCAAGTTGATGGTACCGTTGTATCACCTCTAGCAAGGGCTATTGATACACTAGGCTTTACAGTATCAGGAACTTTTAAGTTTACTGAAATTGTTTTAGTTCCAAGTTCTGTGTTACCATTAAATGTTGTACATTCAATAGTAAATGTTTTTGTATCTCCAGATGTAATTCTACTTGCGTAATTTGCTAATGAAGGAGTCCAAGATTTACTAGCTCCTACACTTGTAAAAGTTTCTACAGTGGTCGAGCCATCCTTTATCTTTATAGTATGAGTAAAGGATGAACTGGCTCTATTTGTTGTTATTGTAATTGCATTGCCTAAAACTTTAGCCACTGTTGGATCAGGTATTGATGGTGTACTTGCTCTCGGAATTGTGCTTAGTGTTAATGTACTACTTCTTGAATAAACTGTATATTCAAAACTGTAACCTTCTAATGAAAATGATATTGTTTTTTCACCAAGGTCGTCATGTTTTATACCAGTTACTGTTCCTGAAACAGTACCATCTTTAGCTGGGAATGTACCAGTACCCCATCCTTTTGTTTCATTAAAGACTGTTGTACCATTTACTACAGCCTTACAATAGGAGTCATTGTAGTAACCACCACTACCTGATATTGTTATGGACCAGTTTACATCTGATGTATTGTTTTCAACATTTATTGAATTGTCTTTTTCTGTTACAGACATACTAAATGTACGACCATTATGTACGAAAGAAACACTAGCCATGTATTATTCACTCACCTTTCTAAATGATAAACTTCCATTTGCTCTTGGTATAAATTTAAAGTTGTATGCCCAAGATGAATCCTTTATTGTAAGTTCATTAGTGTGCATTGATGTTGCTTTAAATGTTGTTCTATCCCAAGAAGATATAATATTACTGTTGTTGTAATATATTTGTATTTTATCATTTTCTATTTTTAAAGAGTATGGACTTTCACTATCACCTAAAGTGATTGTTCCTAATTCAAACCTTATATACTGATTTTGTTTTGTGATATGTTGTTGTAAATCATCCACATAACCTGTAATTCTTTCTGTTATTGCAGAGAATTGCATTTCAAATGCTGTTGATGTCTGCTCTAAGTTTGTATCAAGTGTTGTCTTTGTAGAATTTATAAGCTCTCTTAAATCATTAGAAGCATCTGCTAAATCACTATTTAGATTTTGTAGTTGCTGTCCTAAATCCCCAACAGCTGTTGAATAATCATTTATAACTTGCCAAGAACCATCTCCCTGACCATCAACAATATATTGCTTCAACATACCGCTAGTTAAATCTAGCCATAATTTATTTGTGTCGGCAGGTGCCGTATCAGATTTTTCTACAGATCTTGAGAGTGCTGTATTTGCATTTGTGTTTGCAGCTACTGCAGTATTATAAGCAGTCTTTGCAGCTTCATAACTAGAATATTTTTGGGGGTCTGAATAATAGAAATTATTATCAGTGTATGTTGTTTTTAATGTAGCATATAAATCTTTTGAAACATCTAATGTAGGTTCTGAAGTGCTCCAGCCAGATGGAGTGGCTGTAGTTGGCTTTGCTGGAGCAGAACTTCCTGCATTAACTGTTTTAAAATATAATGTCAATGAGGCAACATCAACAGATTTATACACAGTTATAGTTTGTGTAGCTTTTACAGCCATTCAAGTCACCTCCTATGATTCTAATTGACATGTATATGCTTGTGCATTTGTTACATCAGTTGCTGATATAGTTATTGCACCTTTAGATTGTGGCCATCCACTTGGTTGTGTATCTGTTGGTAAACCTTTATACCATTTAACAGTTCCTAGTGTTCCACATACTCCAGTGTTTTCAACAACAGATTGCTCAACACCACCTTTAAATACATGAGCCGTCATTTTAGTTGAGCCAGAATTATTTTTAAACACTGTGCCATTATTAGTTGTAATACTAATAGCTATAGCGTCTGCTCCATCGGCACCGTCTTGACCTGCAGCTCCTGTAGCTCCTTTGATACTACCAACATAATCCCATGTAGCTGTGCTTGAAGTTCCAGCAGCTGTACATCTATATGTTTCTCCAGTTGTAGAGTTTAGGTATTGGTCACCGACAACTCCAGCTACACCTGTTTTACCAGTTCCTGTACCGCTTAATGCTGTACCAGAATACCATTGGCTACCTTCAGTAAACTGACTAGCAAGTCTTACTGCAGTTTCTGTAGGACTTCCTGATGAATATGATGTAATATCGTATGCCCATAAATATTTATTATTTCTTGTTGGTACACTTGGAGTTGTTGTCCAAGTTCCAGAACTCTTTGATGGTGCTGTGCTAGTGTTATTCAATTGATATTTAGTTTGAACTCCTGTAACACTTATACCATTTGTACCATTTTGACCAGCTGCACCAGTTTTAGCTGCAGCCAATGTAAATCTTTTAGTAGCAGTGATTGTACTATCAACACTGATAGGGATTTCTGCTTCTACTGGATTTGCTAGAGCTGCGCCACTTGCTGCAGTAAATGTAATGGTTGCAGTTTTACCACTATTACCAGAAGTAACAGTAGCAGTGAATGGTATATTAGTTGTAATTTGTGTACCACTTTGGTCATAGAATTTGATATTAGCTTGTGTTACAGATACAGCAACAGCTGTAGTACCACACATAGCTGTAATATTTGTTACACAACTACCAGATATCGCTCCTGCATTATCAGCATTGAATGTGAATGCTTCACTATCCATGAAGACTGAATACGCATCTGTGATATCTGTAATCGTAATTTGGCTTGAAGATTTAACTGCCATGATTTCTTTCCTCCTTTATATCATAAGTTCACAAATGAATGTCACTTGTGTATCTATATCTCCAGGATCTAGAGTAAATGTGAAACCATCATCACTTATTCTAGAATCCGTTGAAGCTATTATTCCATAGCTTGAGTCAGTAATTCTTTTCCACTTCCATTGTAGGTAAGCTCCTTCTGCTACATAAGAATGTAGATCAGTTATGTTAGTAATTCTGTGCTCGCCATGATATATTGCTACAGTTAATACAGTTGTTAAACTTGTATCTTTAAATATTAATCCATTAGAAGATGTAATCTGTAGCACGGTAGCATCTTCTCCTTTATCTCCTGATACACACATTGGTGCAGATTCATCAGAGAATCCGTTTGAATATGTTGTTCTTGTTTTAGTCCAAAGATACTTATCAGGATCGTATGCTGGTACAGTACTAACCCAACTACCACCACTGGTTGTTTGGTTACTTGTTGATAGATAATATAACACATCAACATTTGTAATTCCTATACCTTCTATTGTTGTCCATCCAGTTGTTGTATCGGTTGACATAACAGGTTCTGTATCTGAATAGGTGTTATCTGTATAAATGGTTCTCGTTTTTGTCCAAATATAATAACCTTCTGACCATCCAGGATATAGTGATACCCATGTTCCCCCAATTGTTTGACTAGAGGAAGTTGATTTGTAATACATTTCTTGTATTCTTGATACACTTTTACCTTGAGGACCTGTTTGTCCGTCTTGTCCTGCTGGACCAGTTTCACCCTGAGGCACTGTAATTACTACTAGATTTTTTGTTAAGTGCCAAGTGAATCCTCCAGATATATAAGAGAAAGCTATTTGATAATTATTAACTTCATTTGGTATCGCAACACTATCATCAACTGTAAATTTAATTTTATTTGTTTCTTGAGCTGTTGTTATACCTACATTACTTCCGGTTAATATCGCAGTATCAGGTGTTATAGCATTTCCTCTAAAGTAACACTGATAGTTCATAGTATATGTTACATCATCAAAAGGATATCCATCCTGATCAACTAATATGAATAGTGCTTGAGATTCAAACTCAGCAGATAATTGATTAACTGATGCTTCTAGATGTGTAACTGCTGTCTGGGTTTCTGATACAGTTGTAGATATACTACCAACATCTTGCTCTATTGCCGATATAGCCTCGGTGTGTGCTTCGGTCGTTTGATTTAAACCGGTAAGGGAATTCTCAACCTCTACTAAAGTTTCTGCTTGAGTCCCAACGGTTGATGTTAGTCCTTCTAAACCTTGAGATAGTTCAGCAATCTGAGTAACATTCTGTGTTACAGTAACGCTTATGCCATTTATTTCTGTATCAACATAATCTTTTGTTGCTGCATGCATTCTTTGTGTTGGAGCTGCATGCAATGTAAGAAATCCAGTTAGCGTTCCACCAGATAAATTTAATTTTTGGGCTAATAAATTTAACACAGTATCAGTTAGCCCAGCTAGGTAATTTATTTCAGTTGATGTAACTGTGATGCCTAGGTCTGATAACTGTAGATTGTGTGGGTTACCAGTAGCTTGCGAGTGTTGATACGCAGTGTTACCGTAATCTCCACGGAATGCTGTAGTACTTGTAGTTCCAAGAGCTAGAGATTTACTTATCTCAACATACTCTGAACCACCCCATCTGTATGTTAAATTGGTATCTAACGCAACATATATTTTTCCACTTTCTCCAGGATTTGGGAAAGTACTTCTTGTTGCATATTCAAGAACATCATCAACATAAGATGGGAGTAATGCAGAAGGTATTACGCCTGACACAGTTTGAACATAATTATCATCATTAGTTAACTGACTTAATTTAGTTGGTAGATCAGTTTTCTTTGCATAATCATGCAAGTCAACTTGTGATGGATCAATCTGTGCATGTGCTATAGCATCTGTTACATAGGATTCAGTAGCATAATAAGCTAGAACTTGTCCAAGTGTGAATGGAGTTACAGCATTTGTATTATTAGTAAAGTTAGCTGTTTCTCTAACTGAAGCTACTTGCATAATCTACCTCCTATACTAATGTTAAATGAGTAACAGTTGTACCAAGGTACTGACTTGTTCCATCACCATAGTCTATATATGTAGCTAACTCTAGATCTAAAGCATCTTCTTCTCCAACAAATGGATTGAATACTGTAGGATCAAGTACCAATTCGTATGTTCCTACTCCTTTAGCTATTGCTAGTCCATCATATCTATGTTGTGGGTCTACATTTACACCATGGATTCTTATTGATAAATAATGCTTATAATCTGTTATTCCATTAACATTTGTTATTGTAATCGTGTCACCCGTTGTGCTAATGTGAGAGCCATGTCTTGAACTACAAGTTGATGGTTCTTGTACAACTGGGTATGGCCCACCAGTTCTATATAGAACAACATTTAAATCTGCTTTTCTTGCAGCTGCATCATCTAGAGCATTTAATCTTGTTTCAAGATCTGTTAATCTAGAGCTTAATGAATCTATTTGTTCATCATAAGAACCTCTGATTTCTTCTATTTCAGCATTGATAGAATCAATCTGAGTTTGTAAAGAATTTATTTTAGTAACTATTGGATAAGAAAGTTCTTCAGCATATTGAGCTCTTTCACTTTCAGGAACCAAGGAAGATATAATATAAATTCTACCTGCTAGTTCATTAATGGCTGCAACTAGAATGTCTTCTGCATCGTTTAATTCTGATGCGGCTAAGTCCAATCTTTCTTGGAACTTAGGTAAAGTATTTCTATCTAAATAATTCATAGTTACCTCCTTACTTTAAGATATTTCCTTTAAGGATTTCTCTATATAATTTTTCTCTTGTAAAGTCTGGCATATCATGTGATGTGAAACTGAATGTCAAACTGCTAAGAGAGAATGCTTGGTTACTTTTCATTTCAAGTATAAACTGTGCACTTAAGTAAGGGAATCTATACTTAGGTGTAAGTGTTGTTGAAGTGAATGATGGTCTATCTAATACAGCTGTATCCATTGGAGTTTCATTTAGAATCTGTACAGGCTTATCCATCGGATCTAGATAAGGCACTGTATCATATTGATCTAAAGGTTCGTAGCCAGGTAATAGATTTAAAGCATCATCTATTTTATATCTTTCGTCAAACTTAACTTCGCCACCAACATGTTCTTGCATATTAATATAGGCTTCTGTGTTTGGTGTATAGATATAATAACCAGCTTCATTCTTAACAAACATATTACAATATAGATTCTCTGAGAAATCTCTATTGTAGTATACATTTAAATTATCCATAAACTTACACAATGTTGGTAGGTCCATATCATAACATCTTGTTGTCATTCTTACTTTATAGTTATTTAGTTCTAGACCTTTATATTCATCATCATTAAACTGTACAATTAATCCAGTATTAGTTACCATTGATGATTCTCCATTTATGTCTATTACACTAACTATGTTAAGGTATGGTGATACATCTCTTAACCAAGGGAAGAATGTTTTAGAAGTAGTTTCATATATATGACCATTTCTGAAATAACACTTCCATCTTAGTCCTGGTTTAACAGATATGTTTTCAATCTTTCTACCTCTAAGCTTTTCTATATACTCAGGATTAGAACCCTCATATTGTTTCAAAGCATTTTCAGGATAGTTAAATGTATCATAATGGAATCCCTGTCTAGGAAATATCAAACCATAGTATCCATCACATACTTCAGAGAATATTTCATCTGGTTTTAAACATCTGCTATATTCGTGGAAGTCATGTTCGATGTCTTCATTGCTTTTTGGTTCTCTTATTCTATCTAAAGGGAACTCAACATTGTTAAGTCTTTGTTTAACTTTATCATTTATAGTTACAACTTGAACTCTTTCACCATCAAGATCGTTAGTATCTAGCATGTAGATATCTCTACGATATTTGAAAATGATATAGTTCTCTGCAACTTGTATAGTATTGTAAGCATCACAGCTTACGCTAGTATTAACTATTAATCTTTTATATGGACTGTAGTAATCTCCATCATTATAGTCATCTCCGTTACCAGTAACAACGCTGATGTTTCCACCTAGTGTTTCGTTGTCTGAGAATACTACAATGTTTGAATCAAATACTACAACACCAATTAATTTTTCATTTTTACTTGTACGGAAGTTTAGGTTTCCTCCGTAAGATAAGTAATTGATTTGTCCTACGACTGTCTTATACCATTCGCATGAATCATAAGCATCATCATAGAATATTAGTTTAGTGCCATCACTAACAACTTTAGTACATGAATGCATCTTTAGGAACTCTGCATCTGGTGCTACATAACCAGCTTGTGTCCTTTCTGATGGAGTCATATTTTGTACATCTTGGAGTGTTAATGATGGGTTGTAAGCAGTAAGTACTTTCTTAACTATGTGCGTTTTACTGTATTGAGCTATAGCTAAGTCAGCAACATAGTCTTGTTTTAATGTACCGCTTATGTTTGGTTCTGGATCTCCTAAATCCTTAGTGTATGTCTTTGTACTTAAATCATAGTTGACTTGGAAGTCACTTGTAACTGTACATCTAAAGTATACTTCATTTCCAGCAATAACAGGTTGACTATTATTTAGTGCAACAAGATTAGCTGCTGTTAATGTTATGGTATCTTTTCCTTTTGAAGTTGCATTATTAGAATTGTTTTCGCTTTTCCAATAATGTATTACTTTCCAATCACTGTTTGCTCCAATTCTTGCTTCCCATTTGAAGAATAAATCTTCCTTTTCGTAGCCATACATTGTATTTAGTTTTGCTGAAACAGTAATTCCTTGTGAGATATTGTTACCGGCTATTTGTTTTGGGGTTGTTTGCAATTGTCCTATTGCAGTCTTAGGTACATTAACAGTTTCATCTATAAGGAAGTTTGGAAAAGGTGAAAAATTATTAACACCTATATTGCTTATCTCCCAACTATTAGGGGCATAAGCCTCCATTACATATCCATATAAATAATATTGATCAGCATCTGAGTCATACTCTTCTGCTATTCTTAATATTCTTAAACCAGTTGCCAAAACAAAGTAAACATGCTCTTCTTTTTTGCCTTGTGCATTTGGCATAGATAGTTTAGCAGGAATACCTTGTACTCTTTTTGTGTTTTGAATTATAAGAGTTTTACGGTATTCATCTTCACTTGGTTCATAGGATGGATCATCATTATTACCTGCATAGTATTTGTAGATATAACCTTCTGTATCTTTAGTTAAATCTACCTCTGTTTTTAATTCCAAATCTATTAAGTAATTGTGTTCATCATCCCTATGTTGTATTGTAGGTATGTCTATTAATAATAGATTCATATCAATTTCTTGTACTGTTGGTTCAAATACACCATAGAATATATGACCGTTGCGCACTGAAATGATATAATCTTGGTGCTCAGCTGAGAACATAAAGTCACCTTGTGGTCTTGAACTGATAGGTAGGTTAAGATGTTTTAATATTCTCTCTCCTTTTCTGTTCATAAGACTCTGATTAACATAGTGACAGTTAAGTCCATCCCTAAGCTCATTAGCTTCTAAGGCTTCATTAGAAAGATTAGTATTAATTCCACCATTGAATTGATCGTATGTCGCAGGTGTATCATAAACATAAGTTCTAATCTTTTGTATTGATGACATATTATACCCTCTCTAAACAGATTGTGCCATCTTCATCATGATAATTGTCTTCATAAGCTAATGTGTAAGTTAAGTCTTCAACATAATACTTGTAGTTATTAAGAGCCATCTGTACTCTATCAGTATCTTTACTGTATCTTTGTAACAAGAAGAATATTCCAAACAATACTAGAGCATCTTCGAACTCTCTTCTAACATTTATGACTGTGGTGTCATATTCTTTTAATGTAGGTTGTTTAGGTGCTATCAATCTTTTGTCATATCCTAGTCTTATTTCCATAGGTCTCTTGTGTCTGAATCTGTTTTCTATAAACATTTCAGAACCTTTAGTATAGAAGATTGTATCTTTATCTAGATAAGCGAAGTTACTTCTTACTACCTTTGGCCAATCTTCAACTACAATGCTATTTACTCTTTCATCGGTAAGTGCAAGTCTTTCTCCTAGATAAACTTTGTTATTAACTACTACCTTTAAATGTAATGTCTTGCGATAATCATCGGGGATAGTAATTTTAAATAACCCTTTATCTAAGTCTACATAGGTCTTAACACCAACCCAATGAGAGAGTTCATCTAAATCGTCAGAAGTTATTAGAGTATCGTTATTAAAATCATAACGAGCTATATCCTCTGATGTAAAGACAGGATCTTCACTATTTAGTTTAGCTTCAAGGTAATCATAATCTTCTTGAGTGTATGGTTCTTGTTTCTTTTTTGGTGGAGCTACCCAAACTTCTTCATTAAATTCTCTGTAGCCTCTACTTGTGACATCAGCGAAACAGTTCTCGATTATAGTCTGAAGAACATTCTCAGTTAGTACATCTAGACCAGTACTCTCTCTGATTCTATGATATAACCTTTTGTATGTAAGTTTCTCGTCCATTATATCTCCCTCCCTACCATAGTTTCTATGGTTTTTAGTGCTCGAGTAGTTAATAATTCTAACCCTTTTCCATCTACTTTTTCTAAAGACTCATTAGTAAGTTGTCTGTCACTTTGAACTTCAGTTCCAAACTTGATTAAGTTATTAGCTAGATAATCAGTTACTAGCCAACCTGATAACATGTCGTCTTCGATAACGCTCTGCAAAGATTCTCCATTATATTTAAAAGATTTTATCGAATGCAACTCATACAAATCTCTTGATGTATTGAAAACTAACAGTAATGAACCATCTGAAGCTTTCAACAATCTATCAAATAGATTATGTATGTGTACAGGTTTTAAATATGGAAAAGCTCTAAGAAAATGTTCGATCATATTACACCTACCTTTGCCACTTTAATTATAACAAAAAAAGAGAAGATAGTCCATATCCTCTCTTTAAATGTTATTCTACAGATTCTGCAGCGTTGATGAATGCAGCATGAGATTTCCATGCATCAATATACATATCAGCATATTTAGTCATGATACCTTCGTAAATTTCTGATCCATCTCTTCTTTCTAATACTTGATGATTTCCAGAAGTGATCCATCCGAATTCTTTACGAACTAATTCACCAATCTTGTCAGTGTCTAGTAAGTATACATTTTTATCTCTTGAATATTTATCTTTGTATAGAATGTAAGTATCGAATTTGATATCTTTTCTACCAAGATTAAATCCAGATCCAGCACTATCTAAACTGTATTCTTTGAATTGATACATTTGTTTTTCGATTGTGCTTATAATCTTGTGGTTAGATGCTACTAATTTAACTTTAGAATCATCTGCACAACTTACTTCAATATGGTCAGCCATATCTCTTAATACAGATTCAGTAAGTAATGCACCATCAAGATCTTGTACAGTACAGTTTAAAGTTTTATAAATGCTTCTGTCTACACCGAAGATATTGTTGTTTTGTGTAATAACGATATCTTGTAAACCAGTGTATTCAGGAACAACATTAGTTTTAACTAACTGTCTAGATAAAACTTTTAATCCTGTAACAACATCAGTTAATGCTTTACCATTAGCATAGTCTTGGATTATAACAATAACCTTTTCAGCTCCTACGCCGCTAGCATATTTTTGCCAAACTTTACCTTGTGCTACTACAACATAAGGACTAGCTTGTGTACCTTCTCCAGTACATAATGCAACACCCATACCTGGTAAAATACTTAAACTGTTGCTCATAGCAAATTCAGCTAAGTCTGTTTCCATAACATTTCCTGAAGCAGCAGCTGCAGTAGTTGTTACATCTCCAGATATTACACCGATTAAACCACTCTTAGATCCATAAGTGAATCTGTTTAAAGTGTGTTTTAATGACATATTCATTCTTCCTAAAGAATCATTTAATACATCAAATATAGAACCATCAGTAGTTCCTTTTAAGATAGTTTCGTCAGTGATTGCGAAAATACCCATAAGCTTAGTAGTGTCGAATTGAGCTTCAACAGTTTCAGCAGCATTAGTGTAATCATTTACACCTAATACATATTGGTCATTACCGTTACCTAACATTCTGATGTTATCTGTAACACCTAATGCGAATGATTTAGTACGATATTTACCAGTTAAAGTATCTTTCTTTAACTTATTTATCAATGCTTCCATTGTATTGAATTCATTTTGAAGACCATCAGTATATTCGATCTTTAAGAAATCTTCAAGAGAAGCTTTGACATTGACATTATTATAGTTAATCATGCCCATAAATAATACCTCCCTATTCAAATTTAGATGAGTCTAGGTTCATTAGTCTGTTTTTGAAGCTTTTCATTGCTTCGGATGTATTAGCTACGGTTGGTGCTTTTACTTCTGGTGCACCACCAGCATTCATGTCATCGTTCGTCATTGTTCTGTTTACCATATTATTTAGGTTTTGACGGAACAAATCTTGGTCTGACTCTGTAGCAGGCTTGTCTTCTACTACGGGCTTGTCTTCCACTTTCTTTACATCACCTATTACAGTGTGTATTTTATGTTCAGGATTAGCTAACGCTCTTCCTAATAATAAGTGGAATGAGTCAATGATGTATCTAACTGATACATTCTTTTCTGTCATATACAACTTTAAAAAGTCCTTAAGTTCATCTTTCAAACAATTATATTTATCTTCTCCTACTTGGGAAATGATTTCAGTCACTGCTTGTTCAGTATAATCTTCTCTTCTTTTCTTTTGGAAGTACTCTGTAATTTCAGGAGCAAGTGCTGGAGTACTATTCGCAGCAGCTTTTACAGTGTCAACTTGGTTTTCTAAACCTTTGACCTTTCCTTCTAATTTAGTTATATATGAGTTTTGGTTTGATCTCTGAGTTTTTAAGTCTTCGACCTCAGCTTCTGCTTTGCTAGCCCTAGCTTCTGCTTCAGCTATCTTTTGGTTCATTTCTTCTTCAGTCATAGTATCTCCTCCTTAGATTGCTGTACTGATAATCCTTGGCCATAACGGCTGTAACTATAATAATGCCTTGGCATTCTCGTAGACACCTTTATTAGAAGTATCTTGTTGGAACTTAGAGTGTTCCTCAATGTGTTTCTTTAAGCTTTCCTGAACATAAGCATAAAGTTCCGGATCGGATCTCTTAAGTTCTCTGACTTGAGCACTCAATCTGAACACTGTATGTTCTAAGATATGTTGTGCATGGTTATCATAGTCATGTACTTCAATGTCAATCTTATCTAACAAATCTCGCTGTTCATCACGGATACAATCATGATTGCTTCTCTCGATTGGATCAAGAGTATCTTTCAAGTATCCTGAATTAAGTGAGTCTAAGATTTCTAATTTAGTAAGGAATGATAACCCAGCTTGAGGATTGTATACTCCCAGATTTGCAGCTTGCGTCATTTTTAGTTGACGAGCTTGATCTGATTGCATCAGGAAATCCCTGTTTACAATTTCAAGATTTTCTGGATCTAACTCTCCTAAGTTATATTTTAACATATAACTATCAAGTTTGGCAAGTCTTAGTACTTGAAGTAACATTCTTTCCCTTTCTTGCTCTGTATATAACACATGCTTAAATACTTTAATCATTGATTCCGATACAGCATCTATAGCATTTGTTAACTTATTTTGATCTGCTTCACCAATCTTATCCGCAACACCATCTGTTCTTACAGAACTCTTAGACATTCCGTATGCAGATATTTGTGATAAGCCTGCAGTAACTAACATATCCTCCTCAATAGATTTAAGATAATTCATTATCTCTGTACCTATTTGAGCTTTAACTACAGGTTCAGGTTTCTTAGCATTTCTTTTTAAATGTATGAATTGACCTGGCTTATTAGTTATACCATTAGGATTAACTAAAGAGTTTTGCCATACATACATTTGACCAATTGATAAATGATTTATATGTTCAAGCAATCTGTTCTTGATACTGTTGTAAGTATCTTGAATAGGGATTATTTGACTATATACTGTTACACTTACAAGATGATTAGGAACTGTTTGAAGATTCATAAAATCAAATGGAATCTCTCTGCGGTTCAAACCATTCTGATAAGGTAGCTTACTAGAGTATAGTACAGTTTCATTTATCATCAATACATATAATCCGTCAGGATATAATGCATCTGGTTTTCTATAATATTCATAAACATAAGCATATTTGCTTTGTTCGAATCTATTATTGTCCGAGTATCTAACATCAGCTAAGAAATAACGAGGGTCTATTTGTTCTGGTCTAGCTTCAAATCCCCAACGCTTACGAATATATTCTAGTGAAAACATTCTTCTATGTACAAGTTCATGGACATCATCCATACTTTCTATAGATAATGAATCAACTAAAACTTCGTGCATTGGTATAACATCTATGAAAGTTCTACCTTCACGGATAGTTCTTTTACCTGTAGCTTTCCAATCCTTATCGCCAGGTTTCTTAATTGTAATATCTCTAACTTCGATCTCATCACCTTTAGACCAGTCGATACCAGTCTTAAACCAAACAAGTCCAAACACATCTGCTTGTTGAATTGCTTTCTTGTACTTCTCATTAAAGTTAATATCTTTTCTGAAAGTTTCTAGAAACTTATTTCCTTCAACAGCATTAGTGATTGATTCTTCTCTATTATCTGTTCCTCTAAAACCGGCTATTGGTTGGTTTTGAGATAGAATACCATATCTAGTTAGATATATTGGTAGCATTCTATTAAATACTTTTCTCTCTAGGTATAAGCTATTGTGAGTTTTCATACCTTCAATAGCAAGAATCCTGTCATTGATTCTACGGTATTGCATACCTTGGATGTAACCTTTATTTAATTCACCTGAAAGTACGAAAGGTCTTAGTCTAAGATCAGCGTCATTAACAAATGACTTGATCCTATTGACCATCTCTTTAGTGATTTGCATTAAATAATCTCATCCTTATGTTCTTCGACATTATATTCATGTGGATTAAAATAGTTATCTCCTTGTTCTTCGTCTAATACATCTTCTAAATTTACTTGTTTAGTTTCTGGACTAAGCGTATCTATATGAGGTGTAGACAAATCTATGTTCTGTAGAATGTCAGATATAACATATACTTGTCTTTTATTCAATTCGCTTAGTAACAACATAAAGTTATATAGGACTATTGACATAGTAATCACACAAATTACTATTACAGCAGATAACACAATTAATAACCATGTCATATTTTACCTCCTATTTTTTAGTTGATTTCTTTGCAGGTTTGGTTTCTTTCTCTGGCATAGATTCCGTACCTGTTTCAGTTACTGCATCAGGTTCTTTCATTGTAACCGTAGAAGACTTAACTTCTTCATCTGTTACATTTAAATCCTTTGCTTCAACTGTAACTGTTTCACCTGTGACTTTCAATTCTCCCTCTTCAATCATGCTATCTTTAGGTAGCTCAGGGAATTTTAAATCTTCTGGGTTTGCTTCAGGTTCGTAGATTTCTAAATCTTTAGTATCTACTTTAACCTTCACTGGCTCTTTACCAACTTTGTCAGTAATCTTAATACTTAAAACTTCTTCAAGAAAATCTTTACTATTAAGTATAGCTTCTCTTAATACTGAAGAGTTTAAAAATATCTTAGATGCTGCAAAGCCTTCGTGCAACAAACATATATCACCTTTAGATTTTTCACGACCAAAAGGTATTCCTGGAGCGAATGTTGCTGCCACAGGATCAGAATAAGTTTTCGTTGTAGGTTTAAATACAAACATACTCTTACCTCCTTTACACTATCATTATAACATTAAAACCAATCTTCTTCAAGAGTTGTGCCAAAGAACCCTGTTTCTTCTGCCATCATATCTAATTCTTCCTCTTCATCATCTAGTTTTCTTTGCAGTTTTGTACGAGTATCTACCTCTACATCATCGAATCCAATAGGAGCGATATCACTAGAATAGAATACTAGGAATAATCCATAGGCATCGATAGCATGGTCACGGCAAGCTTTGTCGATTGCACCAATGTTATAGTCATCATATACTGCTTCATTCATTTCATCTATTAGAGAAGTACATAATCTAGAGATTCTGAATGTTGGAACCCCATCACCACCAACTAGATGTGTAGCTGAATGAATCTTATCATAACGCATTTCAACTTTACCTTTACCTGATTCAACGCCTATAGGGTTTAATCCATAGTAATCAAATACATCGGATTTCATTTCACCTATAACTCTACCTGAATCATCACGATATCTATCGCCATTACGATACATATCATGTGGTAGTAAAGTTGCTGTTATATTATATCCTCGGCTTTGTTCTTTAACTTCTTTAACAAAGTCTTCAAAGATTAATTCTTGTCCATACATTTCTTTGAATGTAATTACTCTACCATCTTCAAACACTGCATGCCATAGGGCTGAGTGGTAGGATGGTTTGTAACCCCAGTCTATAGATATGTATATGTCTACATTCTCTGGGTATTTATCTACGAGAGAGAATGCCAGCTTAGGATCTATTAACTGATCTTCCATAAGATCGAACATCTTACCAGCTACAACATCCCAGTTACCATAAAGGTCCATTTTCTTTCTGTTTTCATCCTGCATTTCTAGCATTGCTGCGTATGATGAATTTAAGAATGGATTATCTTTATAAGATGCTGGTATGAATCTAACTGTAACCTTAACATCACCTTTAGCTGTATGCATTATTTCTACATGGTCCTTAGTTTCAATAGGTGCATTTGTAATAGGATCATAAGAAACAACTGTAGTGTCGATGAATCTTCTTTTAACCCATTTATGTCCTTTACCTCCAGGGTTACATCCCAACACAACTTTAGTAGGAATTCTTAATTCCTTACCAGTATATGGATTAGTCTGAACTGTAGAACGAACTGTAGACAATAGATAGTTAAAAGTTCTTTCATCTTGTTTAGTAACTTCATCTATAGCAAGATAGTGAAACTCCCAACCTTGTTGGGCGAGAGCTTCACGATAATCTGCTACACGCTGAAGCGTTATATAACTTCCATTAGGAAATAT